GCAGCCCCAACAGCTCCTCCCTGTTTCTGCCGCTGGCAGCGGTCGTCGCTGTTGCACAGGGGCTTTTTTACCCGCCGGACTGTTCGGCGGGTCGATGCTGTTCGAATCCACCCGCTCTATGAGTCTAGCCTTGTTACAAAACAAAAACCTCAGCGTATTTGCATACGTTGAGGTTTTTTGGTGGGCGCGGGTGGATTCGAACAACCAGTACATTATATTTATAGGGCTACCGGGTTGCTTTTCCTGCGTTTTAGCGGCTTTATAGGGCTATTAGTAGCCTGATAAAACCACTGCTGATTTTATCCAACTATAAAAAGTGGGTTACAAAGTGGGTTTTTCTGGTGCTGGGGAGTACTCGGCCAATACGTCATAAACCGCCAACGCTGCGGCTTTATCCCTGCCGGCGACGGCGTGGCTATACCAGCCGAACGTGTCCATGCTCTTGCTGTGTCCCACCATGCGGCGCAGCTCTGCCGGGGACACCGCATCCTCGATCATGCTGACAAAAGTATGCCGCAGCTCATACAGGCTTATGGGCGGGATGCCGTTACTGCGCTGGTAGAACCGCCAAAAATTGTATAGGCTCTGCTGGTTCGGCAGCGGAAAGATGGGATCATCATCCCGGAGGGGTCCGCTTTGCATGGTACGCTGCTGCAGCTGCGCTCGGATCTCGGCAGCAGCCAACGGGTGTAGGATCACCGTTCGGATCGCGTTTTCGTTCTTCCCGGTTGTCTCCTCGTTCTGACGGTTGATCGCACGCCCGATATGCAGCCGGGATCCTTCTACATCCCCCACGCGCAGCCCCAGCAGCTCCCCGGGACGCAAGCCTGTCATGACGGCCACGCGGTAGGCGTGGATATTATCATCAGGCACGACTTTTCCACGGATCACACGTGTGTCTGTGGAGAGCAGCACGCGCAGTGCTTCGGGCTGCAAGATCTTCTTGCCCTTGTTCCGTGCGCCCTTCGGTACCGCTAGGTTTTCGTCCTCCGGGCGTAGGGTGGTGTACCTATGTTGCCGCGCCCATTTGACAAAGGCCACTTCGACCCCGCGGATCCCCTGCAGCGTTTTGCGGGACAGGTTGCCTTTGCTCTTCCGTTCGCTGTCCGGGTTCAGACATCCCTCGCGGTACGATCGGTTCAGTACATCCTGCAGCATACCGGTGTTCAGATCCCCGATACGCTGCGCACCGATCACCGGCAGGATGTAATTGCGCCCGAACTTCTCTATTTGATCTGCGTAGCTGCTGCCCGCAGCGGCCTGCGCGGAGACCAAGAATTCTGCCCAGACATCGGAGCAGCGTTTAGCTGTATCCGTGATGCCTTCATCCAGCCAAGCGTCCGCTTTCCGGTTCGCTTCCCGTTGGCCGGTTCTGCCCGGCTTTGCACTGGTGAAGGTCCGGCGCACGCCGTTCTTCTGCACCTTGATCTGCCAGCGCTGCTGGTTTGGCAGCCATGCGGCTGTATTCGTTCTTCTGGCCATGTACACACCTCCATAGGTACACTTTGACAAGCCTGCCCTGTGGTGGTACAATACAGCTGTGTAGGTCTGTACGCCCCGCCAAGGGCAGACTGATTGCAAACGCTCCTAGTGCGCCAACACTGGGGGCGTTTTTCTTTTGCTTTTGTCAACCGACCCGCCAAAGCCGGTTGACGCGGTAGAAGTTCAGCAATGATGCGGCCTTTCAGTGTTCTGTCAACTGTGTCAACATAGATTCTATATCCAGACCCAAAAAGGAAGAAAAGAAGAATATACACCCGCAGGGAAATTCTTGAAGCGCGCCCGCGAGGGGTTATAACGATCTGGCGTTGACATGGTTGACGCTCACTGCTGCCGGGAGCGCCACGCTGCGGAGATCTTCGCCCAGACAAACACGGCTGCCGCTGCGATCTGCTTGCCGAGCCACAGCATGGCCTGCACCGTCCACTTCAGCAGCATCACGCAGAGGGCGGCAAAAGCGGTGCACGCAGCTCCGACCAAGCCGAGCAGACCGGTCATTGCTTTTGCGTTCGCTTTATCGCGGGATCTGTTTTTGTCCTTGAAGGCCTTTGTCATGGCCGCGGTTCCTTTGCTGCGCCGATATGCCACTTTAGTTCCTCCTCACCTGAACGTTTTTCTGCACTCTACTACCAGCCCCGCCACCCGGACCGGGATGTGCTTCAGATCATAGATCTGCGGCTGGTACACAGGATTGAAGCTTTTGGGCGTCAGGATAACCAGATTGCCCTCCTGCCGGAAATACTTTACCGTAGCCTCATCACCATTCACCATGACCACCGCGAGCTGTCCGTTTTCCACTTCGGGCTGCTCTCTGACAAGGATCTGATCACCGTCATTCAGCCCGGCGGCGGTCATGCTGTCCCCGCGTACTGTCAGCCAGAAGTAGCGCGCCCCATCGGTCTGCATGATGGGCAGGTACCCTTCAATGTTTTCTTCAACGTACATCGGCAGCCCTGCCCGGACGGATCCGAGCAGCGGTGCGACCTGCTGGGGATTGAACAGTGTAGCGCCAGCAGGCAGCGCGCTGCTTCTGGCAGCCTCCGCTGCCTGATCGCGCTCGATGTTCTTCCAGTCCTTCCATGCGGCGGCTTTGTCCCCGTGGTTTTGTTTTACCAGCTCTTCCCAGCGATCCCCCGCCACGGCAGCCAGCCGGTTGTCCAGATCCCGATCCCAGTCGTAATCGTCCTCTGTCCAGCCGATCAGGTAGCCCGGCGTTGTCTGCAGCGCATGAGCCAAGGGCTCCAGCACGCCGATGGGCAGGTTTTCAATGTTGCCGTTTTCGTAGCGGTACACCGTTGCCCGGTTTTTGCCCAGCATTGCAGCGAGATCATCTACGGATAAACCGAGTTCCATTCTTTTGTCCCGGATTCTGTTGCCGATCGTCATTGTAACGCCTCCTCTCTCCTCTATTATAATGCAAAATCGCAAATTTGCAACTTTTTTCTGTACCATTAAAACTTTTGTCGCGTATCGTGCGAAAAAGTGCTTGACTTTTGGAAACGGAGAAGCTATACTACAGGTGTCGCACAGTATGCGACAGAAAGGAGTGGCGAGTGTGAATGTAGCGAAGTTCAAAGCAGCCATTGTGGAGCGAGGGACTTCCGTAGCAGAGCTTGCAGACGCTGTTGGTTTGAGTAAATCAACGCTTTATCGCAAGATAAACACCGGCGGCGATGACTTTACCATCGGTGAAGTGCTGTCTATAACGAAAGCCCTGCATCTGAGCGCAGACGAAGGGCAGCAGATTTTCTTTGCCCAGAATGTCGCATACGATGCGACTATGAAGGAGTGAGCACGATGCAGACAGCACTGACTGGTACATTTCGACAGAGCCCCTTCTGGCAGCTGCGTGCCCTGTTCCGGGAGCGTGGGCTGCTTGACAGCGAGGTTGCTGCTGCCGTTGGGATGCAGCCCCAGCTCTTGAGCCGCCGTATGCGTGGCGTGACGCCGTGGCTGTCCAGCGAGATCTGCAAGATCTGTGCTGCGCTTGACATTCCGCAAAGCGATGTTGGTTTTTATTTTTTCCCTGAAGTTGCAAAGGAGGAACAGCATGGGTAACAAAGAAAAAAAGCCGTATCTGCACATCCAGATCGGTGCTGACGGGAACCCGGAGATCGAGCTAGGTGGTGGCCGTACCGAGGTGATGGGCCTCTGTGCCGCGCTTATGGCAGGCGTGACCGCCATGTACGGCGCCGGAGATCCTGCCGCGTATCTTATCGGCTTGATGACGGCTGCGGCAGAGCTGCTGGATCGGATGGAGGGTTGACCAATAATGAAACGATACACTTTTAAGATGTCCTCTGGCGGGGCGATTCTGGTAACAAGCGGAGTGGTTGTTCTCGCGCTGATCGGCGCGGGGCAGGTAATCCGCTGGATCGTCAGCGGCATTGCGCACGCGCTGGTTGTGCGCGGGGGCTGGGCGGCGGCTGAAGCCGCAAAAGCCGCGCCGGTGATCTTTCTGGCGGTAGCGGGTGGTCTGGTGCTGTCCCTGTGGGAGATGCGCAAGGACAGCGAGCACTACCGGCGCAGCAGCCAGCAGCAATACGGCGTGATCGAACGGGATCACGCCCGCAACCCTGAATACCCGGAGGACAAAGCCCAGTGATCTGGTACACGGTGTACCTGACGGACACTGACGAGATCGTGGCCAGCGGCACCGCCCAAGAGTGCATCAAAGCCCTTGGCATGACCCGCGGCAGCTTTTACAGCGCCGTCAGCAGGGCCACGCTGGGCCAGAGAGCTAAATACACGTTTTTCAAAGAGCACATCAAAAAGGAGGACCTACCACAATGACTTTTACACTGACTATCAACGGTGAGAGCGCCGCCGAGCTGCTGACCGCTTTGCAGCAGCTGAACCCCACCCCGCTGGAGAAGCCCCAGAGCAAGCCCGCAAAGGCTCCGGCAAAGCAGCAGCGCCCTGCACCCGCTGCGCCGGAAAAGCCCGCAACGGCGCCCGCAGCCGCTCCTGCTGAGAATCCGGTGCCCGCTCCCGCTGAGCAGCCGGAGCTCGTGGCAGAGCAGCAGCCTGCTGAGCCCGAAAACACGGACGCCCCGGCCATCACCCCGGAGCAGCAGCTGACCAAGATCCGCGACCTTGCCCGCTCCCTGATCGCTGCGGGCAAGAGCAAGGAAGTCCAGAAGGTCATCAACTCCACCGGTGCCCGGATGGTGTCGAAGATCCCGGAGGACAGCTACACCGCCGTGTGGGAGCAGCTGTGCAAGATCAAGGAGGAGCTCGATGCCGCCGATTAAACACGCGCTGCTGGGCGCGTCCAGCGCTGCCCGGTGGATCGCCTGCCCGCCCTCTGCCCGCCTGACGGAGAACATGGAAGGTGGATCCAGCAAGTATGCCGAGGAAGGAACCAAGGCGCACGAAGCGTGTGAACACGCCCTCCGTTACAAACTGAAAAAGTGGGAGGACGGCAAACCCTTTGATCTGCTGACCGACTGGGCGCAGTGGTCAATGCCCACGGAAATGTTCAACGCTGCCTGCCGGTACACCTCTTTTATCTATGATTTGTGGGTCGGTTTTACCTCCCGCCCCGGCGTGTTTATTGAGCAGGAGGTCAATGTGGAGCAGTGGGTGCCCGGAGGTTTTGGCACCTGCGACTGCCTGCTGATCGGGGACGGCGTGCTGCATATCGTGGATTTCAAGTACGGGCAGGGCGTCCCGGTCAGCTGCGAGAATAACCCCCAGCTGATGTACTACGCGCTGGGCGCGTATGCTCTGTTTGCCGCAACGGACGAAATCCAGACCGTGCGCATGAGCATTGTGCAGCCCCGGATCCAAGAAGAGCCGGAAACCTTTGAAATGCCGCTTGCGGATCTGCTGAACTGGGCTGAAAAGACCCTGCAGCCAGCGGCCATGCTGGCATGGGAGGGCAAGGGTAACTTTGCCCCGGGCGAAAAGCAGTGCCGCTTCTGCAGGGCATATCCCACCTGCCGGGCATGGCAGGACAAGTACGGCGAGCTGGCCGGGTTTGAACCTCTGCCGCAGCCCGCTACACTCTCCGACAAGGAACTGGGTGAGTGGCTGCGGAAGCTGGTGGGACTGGCTGACTATGCCCGTGATCTGGAGGAATACGCGCAGCAGGCTCTGCTGGATGGCCACCAGATCCCCGGCTGGAAGCTGGTGGAAGGCCGCAGCACCCGCAAATGGAGCGACCAGGACGCGGCTTTCCGGCAGATGCAGGCTGCGGGCATTAACGAAGCCATGCTGTACACCCGCACCCCCATCTCCCTTACTGTGGCAGAAAAGCTGATCGGCAAGAAGCAGTTTGCCGAAACCATGTCTGCCTTTATCACGAAAGCGCCGGGCGCGCCTAAGCTGGTCAATGACAGCGACCCGCGCCCTGCCTATAACAATCTGGACGGCTTCAAAGCCGAGGAGGACTAACTATGAACGCAAATGAAATTATCATCCCTTGCCGCCTGTCTTACGCCAACATCTGGGAGCCCAAGCAGGTCAACGGCACCGGCGATCCCAAGTACAGCTGCTGCCTGCTGATCCCCAAGAGCGACACCAAGACGGTGCAGCGTCTGCAGGCCATGATCGAGCGGATCAAGAAGGATCCTGTGGCGCTGGCAAAGTGGGGCGGCAAGCTGCCCCCGGAGAAGAGTTTCAAGTCTCCGCTGCGTGATGGTGACGAGGAGAAGGACGATGAAAACTACGCCGGCTGCTACTTCATCAACGCCAACGCCAGCGAGAAGCGCCACCCGCGCATCATTGATCGGCAGTGCAATGACGTGCTGGATCAGGACGAGGTGTACAGCGGCTGCTACGCCAATGTGAAGATCGGTCTGTTCAGCTTCAGCGCCAGCGGTAACAAGGGCATCGGCGCCGGGCTGGAGGTCATCCAGAAGGTGCGTGACGGTGAGCGTCTGAGCGGTGGCAGCAGCTTGGAAGGCTTTGACGTGCTGGACGATGATGCAGCCGATATGCTGGGCTAAGTAATACGCCGGGTGCCCCGAAACGGCACCCGGTTCTTTTCAAAAGGAGGACTGCCCTGTGAAAATCATCACGGTTGATATTGAGACCTATTCCCCACAGAACATCAGCGAAGTCGGGCTTTTCCGGTACGCACAGGATCCAGAGTTTCAGGTGCTGCTGTTCGGATGCATCTCCGAAACCGCAGAAGCACCCCTCGTGCTGGATCTGACTATCGTGCCCGACCCAAAGCACCACCTACAGGAGCACCTGCCGTGGCTGTTCGATGCCAGCTACACCAAGCGGGCGCACAACGCTGCCTTCGAGTGGTGGTGTCTGTCCGAGTACATGGAGCTGAGCTGGGAGCAGCGGGTGCTCTGGCTGCAGCAGTGGGAGTGCAGCATGATCCATGCACTGTACTGCGGCCTGCCTGCCCAACTGGGCGCGCTGGGCAAGGTGCTGCAGCAGCCGGAGGATGCGCTGAAAATGAAGGAAGGTAAAGCCCTGATCGGCTACTTCTGCAAGCCCTGCAAGCCCACAAAGCGCAACGGCGGGCGCACCCGCAACCTGCCGGCGCACGACCCTGCCAAGTGGAAGCTGTTCGAAAAGTACAACGGCATGGACGTGATCGCAGAGCGCGCCAATGACCGGCGCCTTGCGCACTGGCCGGTGCCAGAGGCTCTGATGCAGCAGTGGCGGGATGACGTGGAAATGAACGCCATGGGCGTGGCGGTGGATATGGATCTTGTGAACGGTGCGCTAAGCTGCGCCGCACAGGTTGAGAAGGAGCAGACCGCTGAGTGCACGACCCTGACCGGGCTGGCGAACCCGAACAGCCGGGATCAGCTGCTGGGCTGGCTGCATAACCGCGGCGTTGATCTGCCGGGACTGACCAAGGACGCCGTGGCGCACGCTCTGGCCGGGGATCTTCCGGCAGATGCCCGGCGGGTGCTGGAGCTGCGTCAGCAGATGGGCAAAACCAGCTGCACCAAGTACGACACCATTGCCGCCTGTGCGGGCCCGGATGATCGGGTGCGCGGCACCCTGCAGTTCTACGGTGCATCCCGCACCGGGCGCTGGGCTGGCAGGCTGCTGCAGGTGCAGAACCTGCCCCGTACATACCTTGACCACCAAGAGGACTGGCGCAGGATCATTAAGCTACACGATGCGTACAGCATCGAGTTGCTGACCGGTAACGTCAACGACACGCTAAGTCAGATGATCCGCACGGCGCTGGTACCCGGCAAGGGGTACACCTTCATTGATGCGGACTTTTCCGCGATCGAGGCACGGCTGATCGCTTGGCTGGCCGGGGAGGACTGGGTGCTGGATGTTTTCCGCACCACCGGCAAGATTTACGAGGCCACTGCAGCCCGTATTTTCGGCGTGCCGTTTGAGAGCATCGTCAAAGGCAATCCGAACTACAAGTACCGGCAGCGTGGCAAGGTGGCAACGCTGGCGCTGGGCTATCAGGGCGGCGTGGGTGCCATGAAGCGCATGGGCGGCGATCAGCTGGGTCTGGACGATGCCGGGCTGCAGGATATTGTAAACCGCTGGCGGGGACAAAACCCGAAGATCTGCGCCTTGTGGCGCCGGATGCAGCAGGCCGCAGTGCGGACGATCCGCACCGGTAGAACCACCTGCCCGCGGGCGGGTGTGTATTTCCGCAAGGAGATGACCCCGGAGTGTCCTTTCCCGTTCCTGACCATGCAGCTGCCCAGCGGGCGCAAGCTGTTCTACGCAGATCCCGGCACCACCGAGGATGATCGGATCACCTACAAAGAGTGGGACTACGGCCACTGGTCAGAGTCCGAGACTTACGGCGGTAAGCTGACCGAGAACTTGACCCAAGCCGTGGGCCGTGACTGTCTGGCCTTTGCACTGGACAACCTGCGCCGGGCGAACTACCGGGTGGTGTTTCACGTCCATGACGAAGTGGTGATTGAATACCCGTCCCGGCATACCACAGATACAGAGTGGGCGTTGCAGAACGTTATCGACATTATGAGCATTGTACCCCCTTGGGCGCAGGGTCTGCCCCTGAACGCGGCAGGCTGGTACGGTGACTTTTTCACGAAGGACTAAGGCCATGAGCACAACAAAAAAAAAATTCCATCATTCTGGAGGGCGCTGCTGTGTACGCTGTCTCTCTCGACAGCAGCCTGCGGCGCCTGCAGACGGAATATGACGCCCTGATGGCTGCCAAGCGCTACAACGAGGCCAAGGGCGTGGACAAGGCCATGCGCATCCTGCGCCGGCTGGAAGTCCATGTGATCCCGTCAAAGGACTGGAGGGAAACTGTAAGATGACCCAGAAGAAAGAGACTAAAGCCAGCATTTCCTCGGAGTGGTTCCAGTGTCCCTGCGGGGCGATGGTACTGGTTCCGAAGAACTGCACCAGTAATTCAGTCGGGTTGACCAGATACCGTAAGAGCAAATACGCCAGTGACGGAGGTTGGTCAGTGGTCTGTACCCGCTGCGGCAGGGTCGGTGAGCGTGGCCATACTCAGGCCGAGGCAAAGGCCAAGTGGGATGCGGGCTTGTTCAAATATGGCCCGCTGAAGGAGGACAAAGACAAATGAGCGCTACACCGATTATGCTATGCGTGGGCGGCAGCCGGGCAGAAACCGAGTGGGGACTGCATGACCTGAGTTGGAAAGGCTTTACCGCCACGCTCTCAACCCGAATGGAGCGCAACTGTGGCGCCGAGACCCACGCAGAGTACATGGCGCTGCCCAAGGCCGAGCAGGACAAGCGCAAGGACGTGGGCGGCTTTGTGGGCGGTAGCCTGCGGGACGGCCTGCGCCGCCGCGGCTGCTGCACCGGGCGCAGCCTGATCACGCTGGACATGGACAACTGTGCACCCGGCAGCACGGAGCAGTGGGTGGCTGCCATTAAGGCCATGGGCACGGCGGCGGTCTACTCCACCCGGAAGCACGACCCGGAGCACCCCCGGCTGCGAGCAATCTTTCCCACAGACCGCGTGATGCAGCCGGAAGAGTACCAGCCCTGCGCCCGGATGCTGGCGCAGATGCTGGATCCCGAAATGACGGTCTTTGACCGCACCACCTTTGAAAACGAGCGCCTGATGTACTGGCCCAGCCGCAGCGCAGACAGCAAGTGGGTGTGCGAGTACACCCCGGACGGTGAGCGCATTGCCGTGTCGGAACTGCTGGACGCCTATCTGGACTGGCATGACGTGCGGCAGTGGCCTGCTTGCCCCTCTGAGACGGTCACGCTGCCCGGCGGCAAGCAGGCTGACCCCACAGCCAAGGGCGGCGCTGTGGGCGCTTTCTGCCGGGAATACGACATTCCGGCAGCGATCGAGAAGTTTTTGCCGGGCGTCTATGTGGACGCCGGCCCCGGGCGCCTGACCTATGCGCTGGGCAGCACCACCGCGGGCGCTGTGCTGTACGATGACGACCACTTTATCTATAGCCACCACAGTACTGACCCCGCCGGGGGCAAGCTACTGAACGCGTGGGATCTGGTGCGCATCCACCGCTTCGGAGATCTCGATACAGACGTGACCCCCGGCACCCCCACAGCCTCCCTGCCCAGCTGGCAGCAGATGCGCACGCTGGCCGAGAGTGACGGCCCGACTGCGGCGCGGCTGCGGGACGAGACCGTTAAAAACGCGCTGTCCGGGTTCTCCCCGGTAGAGGATGACCCCCGGCAGGAGCCGGAGAAAGCTGCGGACGATGCCAAGGACTGGCAGAAGCGGCTGATCCGTACCCAGAAGGGCGCGCTGGCGTGCACCACGCAGAACGCGTGGGTGATCCTTGAGAACGACCCGGTGCTGAAGGGCAAGATCTGGCAGGACACCTTTGCAGACCGTCTGCGGTGCGCCGGTCCGTTCCCGTGGCCGGGGCGTGACGGTGAACGGGACTGGGCTGACGAGGATGACGCCGGTGTGCGCTGGTATCTGGAGACAGTCTATCACTTCAGCGGCACCGCCAAGGCAGCGGACGCGGTAGCCCTGACCGGCAGCCGCCACGCCAAGGATCCGGTGCGCAGCTATCTGTCCGGGCTGAAGTGGGACGGCAAGGAGCGGCTGGATACGCTGTTCATCGACTATCTGGGCGCCGAGGACAGCAGCTACACCCGCGCCGTCACCCGCAAAATGCTGGTGGCTGCCGTGGCGCGTTGCTTCCGTCCGGGGTGCAAGTTTGACCAGATCTGCATTCTGAGCGGCAAGCAGGGCATCGGCAAAAGCCTGCTGCTCTCCCGTCTGGGGCGGGACTGGTTCAATGATTCGATCACCAGCTTTGACGGCAAGGAAGCGCGCGAAAATCTGCGCGGCGTCTGGATCGTAGAGCTGGGCGAGATGACGGCTTTTTCCCGCTCTGAGAGCGAGGCGGCAAAGCAGTTTTTGAGCCAGACCGAGGACAGATACCGGGCGGCTTATGGCCGAAGAACGGTGCAGTATCCCCGCCGTTGTGTGTTTTTCGGCACCTCCAACAGCACCGACTTCCTGCGGGACGCCACCGGAAACCGCCGTTACTGGCCCATAGATTGCAGTTTTGAGCGCCGGACGAAGCTGGTGCATGACGATCTGACCCCTGCAGAGGTAGATCAGATCTGGGCTGAAGCCGTTGCACGCTACCAGCAGGGTGAGGAGCTGATCCTGCGGGATGACCTGCTGGCAGCTGCCATGGCAGAGCAGCAGGCGCACATGGAGCGCGATCCGTGGGAGGGTCAGATCGAGGACTTTTTGAACCGTCTGGTGCCCGCAGACTGGATGAAGCGCGATATTGACCAGCGGATCTGCTACTGGGAGACCTCCGGTCAGAGCGCGGAAAACACGGTGCAGCGCACCAGCGTATGCGTCAACGAGATCTGGCGGGAGTGCATCGACCGCACCGGCAGGGAACTTGACCGGCAGCAATCCAAGCGTATTTCTGCGGTGCTGGCAAATATCCCCGGATGGGTAAACCTGAAGAACAGCCGCCGCTGCGGCCCCTATGGTACGCAGCGGGTATGGGTCAGAGAGGAGCAGTAAATATGGCAGACTTAACACCGGGCATCATAATCCACTCGCCGGTTTTAGTGCCGGAACAGGGCTGTGCATTTCCCGAAGATTCAGAAGGCCACTATCAGGTGTGCCGGTTCTATAAGGGGCTGAACCGCACGCGCGGGCGCTTCATAGCACCGCCTGAATGGAATGCACCGAAATGTGATCTTTTCAACCTCTGGCTGGACAAGCCACTGACGAAGTGCACTGTCTGCCGGGCGCTTTGTGAGAGCGAGGCGCTGCTGAAATAAGCGGCTGTCAACCGTGTCAACGTAAAAAGCGGAATTTCCCCAAGAACCGAAGAAAACAAGCAATCTGTCAACGTTGTCAACCGGGCGTTTTCGTTTGGTTGACAAACTGGTTGACGCTGAAAAGCAAGCAATCAAGCCGTTTTTCTGGTTCTGTCAACATTGTCAACTATAAAATCTACTAGAAGAAGTAGAAAAGAAGAAAACAAGCGCACGCATAAGGCGCACACGCTTGTATGCTTGTGCCCGCGAGGGTATATAAGACATTTTGGTTGACAACGTTGACAGATGCCGGAAAAGTGGCTCTGCTACTGCATTTTTCCCGTCAACTTCAAATTTTCGGGTTTGGTTGACAGCCGGATCGAGTAAAGGAGTACAAAATGCGAGAGAAAACGGTAGAAGCAGCCCTGCGGAAGGCCGTGGAGGACGAAGGCGGGCTGTGCCTGAAGTGGGTATGCCCCGGACACACGGGCGTGCCGGATCGGATCATCCTCTTTCCCGGCGGCGTCATTGCTTTTGTGGAACTGAAGCGCCCCGGGGCGAAGGTCAAAGCAGGCGGGCTGCAGGAGTGGTGGCGGGAAAAGCTGGCAGGGCTGGGCTTTCCCTGCTGCGAGATCAGCACAGTCGAGCAGGCAGCGCAGCTTGCGTCTCAGCTGAACACGGAAAGCCTTGGCCGGGTAACGTCTTATTCAGACGACTGGGATGATGACTGGTGGGATGATCCGTTTGAAGATCAAGATTGCCTTGACTGACCCACGCCATAAAAAAAGAGGAGGTCAAACCTTATGCAGCATTTCACGCCGCATCCGTATCAGCAAGCGGCTATTGACGCGATCATTGACAAGCCCAGTGTTGGGCTGTGGATGGAGATGGGTCTGGGCAAAACCGTAGTTACCCTGACCGCCATTGACACCCTGATCTATGATGCTGCCGAGATCCGGCGCGTGCTGGTTGTGGCACCGAAGAAAGTGGCAGAAGCTACATGGCAGGATGAGGTACAGAAGTGGGATCACCTCCAGCACCTGCGGATCTCCACTGTGCTGGGCACCGAGGCGCAGCGCATTGCAGCCTTGAACACCCCGGCAGATGTGTATATCATCAACCGCGAAAACTGCTACTGGTTGGTGGGGTACTACGGCAGACACTGGCCCTTTGACATGGTGGTGCTGGACGAAGCATCCAGTTTCAAGAACCATGCCGCCCAGCGGTTTAAGGCGCTGAAGGCTGTGCGCCCGAAGATCGCCAAGGTGGTGGAACTGACCGGCACCCCGGCGCCCAACAACCTGCTGGACCTCTGGGCACAGATCTATCTGCTGGATCAGGGGGAGCGGCTGGGCAAGTATGTCACGCACTACCGGCAGGCCTATTTCTGGCCCACAGAATACAGCTGGGAAGCCAAGGACGGGGCGGGCGATGCGATCCGGCGCAAGATCTCTGATCTGGTACTGAGTTTCAAAGCAGCCGATCTGCTGGAGCTGCCGGAAAAGATCGTGGAGGACGTACCCGTTGTGCTGGACGCAAAGGCCGCTGCAGCTTATAAAACCATGGAGAAGAAGTGCCTGCTGCAGGTGGACGGCGAAGCCATTACTGCCCAGCAGGCGGCGTCCCTGACCAACAAGCTGCTGCAGCTGTGCAATGGCAGCTTGTACGATGATGACGGCCAGATGCACCAGATCCACCGCTGCAAGCTGGACGCCTTTGACGAGCTGATCGACCAGCTGGACGGGCAGAAAGCCCTTGTATTTTACCATTTTCGCTTTGATGAGGAGCAGCTTGTGGAGACCCTGAAGCACAATCACAGCGGCCTGCGCGTGGCTGTGCTGCGGGATAACAGGGACGCGGCTGCATGGAACGCCGGGGAGATTGATGTGCTGCTGGCGCAGCCTGCCTCTTGCGCCTACGGCCTGAACCTGCAGCAGGGCGGGCACCACCTGATCTGGTACAGTATGCCGTGGAGTTTGGAACTGTACGCACAGGGCGAAGCCCGGCTTTACCGGCAGGGGCAGAAGCAGAGCGTGATCGTGCACCGGCTGATCGTGAAGCACGGCGCGGATGAGCTGGTAGTAAAAGCACTGAACAGTAAGGACCGCAACCAGAACGCCTTAATGCAGGCGCTGAAGTCGTATATCAAAGAAAGGGGCTAATCTATGAGTATTCGGGCTTTCCGGCGGCTTTCCAGAGCGGAGCGCCGGGCGTACATTTCGCGGGTACAGGATCCGCTTACCCTGCGCGTGCTGGAGATCGCGTTTCTGGGTGCCGGTAAGGTCAGCTGGGCAAAGGTGGCCTGCATGATCGGCGGCGGCAACACCCCGGACAGCGTGCGCATGATGGCAACCCGGGTGATCGCGCAGTTATAACCTGTTCGTTTCGGAAGCACCTCTTGCGGTAGTCTTGAAAATAGATTACCGCGGGAGGTGTTTTTCTATGCGCTGTGCAGATCATGCGCTTGAATATCGTAAACTGGCTGACATTAAGCCGTACCAGAAGAATCCGCGGAAAAACGACAAAGCGGTGACCGCGGTGGCCAACAGCATCCGGGAGTATGGTTTTCAGAGCCCAATCATCGTGGACCGGGACGGCGTGATTATCGCCGGGCACACCCGGTACAAGGCTGCAAAGCGGCTGCGGCTGTCCACCGTGCCTGTGATCGTGGCTGCAGAGCTGACCCCGGAGCAGGCCAAAGAGCTGCGTATCGCAGACAACAGCACCAGCGAGGTGGCCGAGTGGGATCTGCCGGTGCTGTCTGCAGAGCTGGCACAGCTGACCTTTGACCCTGCAAAGTTTGGTTTGCCGGTGGATCTGTTGACCCCGGTACAGCCCGAAGAACCGGAGCCCGAGACCGAGGAGGATCCGCTGGAACGTGACCGGCCATACAAGGCAGAACGCAGCTGGCAGAACACCCAGATCTCTGTGTTCGACAGCGCCAGCCCATACGGCATCCCGGCAATGGCACCTGTGGAGCCCGTGCCGGACGGTATCGTGTGGGAGGGGTTCAACTACGCACTCACAGAGACAGCACCCGCCGGGAAGGGCTTGCACTTCTTTCTGGATGACTACCAGTTTGAACGGGTCTGGGCATCCCCGGACAGGTATCTGGATCTGCTGTCCCGGTTTGACTATGCGATTGCCCCGGACTTCTCACAGTACGGCGACTGGCCGGGTGCGCTGAACCTCTACAACCACTACCGCAAAATGTGGTGCGCAGCGTACTGGCAGGAATGCGGGATCCGCGTTGTGCCCTATGTGATCTACCGGGAGGATCTGGCCGCATGGGCGCTGGACGGGATCCCCGCCAACGCGCCGATCTGTATGTCAAGCGTCAGCGACATGAACAAAAAGCACCGGGTCAGTCAGCTGCGGGAAGAGGTGGAGTACGTTCTGGACACCCTGCACCCCAGCCAGCTGCTGTGGTACGGCGCAGCGCCGGAATGGCTCCGGGAGGTGTACGCCGGGCCGCTGATCCATATCCCGCCCTTCAGTGCAAGCATTGAAAAGCGCATCCGAAAATGATATAGTGAAAGTGAGATCATCATGCCAAAGTCCAGCAGTTCCTCCTCCAAGAAGGGCGGCGGGCAGCGTTTTCTGCCTGCCGTCATCAATCCGCTTGTCCCTAAGCAGCCCAGCATCCTGCCGGATCCCAACGACCCTTTGAGCCGCTACGCCGGTGTGCGCGGGCGGCCGATGGAAGTTGACCCCGCTGCCCGGGACGCAAACCCGAACTACGCAAAGGGCGAAGAATATCGGACAAACTGCCAGCGCTGCATCTGGGCGTATGAGATGCGCCGCCGCGGCTATGACGTGGAAGCAAAGCCCAGAACGCGGAGCATGACCGACCCCGCGTACAACCGCGGGTGGACCACCTTCATGCAGGGCGGTTCGTCTGCGTCACTGGTAAGCACCCCCACGCAGAAAGCCGTAGAGAAGCAGATGGCATCTTGGGGCGAGGGTGCCCGCGCAGTAGTGCAGATCACCTATAAGGGCGGCAGGTGTGGGCACGTTTTTATCGCAGAGCGCCGGAACGGTCAGACGCTTTTTGTGGAGCCGCAGGCATACAACTGGCAGAAACCGTCCACCGGTTACCTGAGCGCCATGTCAAAACACATCACCATGTCCCAGACGCACCTGATGCGCATTGACAATATGCAGCCCGATCCCAACAAAGTGGGCATCTTTGTACAGCCCAGCAAGCACTGATCTAGGAGGATTTTACAATGGCCGTAAACTATGCAGACGCCAAAAAGAAAGCTCTTGCCCGTGATCCCAAAACCGCTGTGTGCCTTGACTACGGAGACGCTTGGTTCTTTGCCCCCAAGGCGGGCGGCATCGGGGACGGCATGGTGGTGATGAAGAACAACGGCGAGGTGAAGCCCATGTTCATGTACGCCGCTATGGGCACCGGATCCGACAAGCCCAAGAAGTTGAACTTTGCCACCGGGCAGGCCGGCACCCGCACTGCCGCCAAAAAGGCAGCTCCGAAGAAGAAAAAGTAAAACCGTTCGTTTTCTGAAAGCTATCTCTGGTATGCTCACCGGAGATAGCTTTTCTTTTTTGCTATCCCGCCGGGGGCGTTTTTCCTACTCCTTTCCGCTCCCGGTGCATCTTAGCCAAAACGGCACGCACGCGGGCCACCTCCTCCCGCATGGCCCACAGCAGGCCAGTGCGTGCCGTTTTTATTTCGGAGGTGATCTGTTGGCCCGCAAGTCTAAAATAAGCAAATGGGATACTCCCGCCGGGCTGCTGCGCTTGCAGCGGCTTGCCATGCAGGGACTGACGCAGGCCGAGATCTGCGCGGCCATTGACGTGCCTGTGCGCACGTTTCGGCGCTGGTGTACCGAAAACAAATCAATTGCGCAGGCGGTTGCAAACGGCAAGGAAGTTGCTGTTGCTGCCGTGGAGGACGCGCTGTACAAGAAAGCACTGTCCGGTGATCTGGGCGCGATGTGCTTTTTTCTAAAAAATCGAGCACCCGAGCAATGGAGCGAGCACCCAGAGCTGCGTGGGTATGACGGGAAGGTGGTGTTCGTGGATGACATCCCAAAGACGGCCCCGCCCGCAGCAGAACCTGCTGGCGCCGAAGCAGTTGAAGCTAAGTGATCTGATCATCCCTGAGTACTATGCCGCCCATACAGCGATCTGGTCCGGCGAGTATAACGAGTATCTGGGCGATGGCGGGCGCGGCAGCCTGAAGTCTACCTTTGCTGCTACGGAGGTGGTGCTGCTGGTCATGCGCACCCCGAACATTCACGCGGTAGTGCTGCGTAAAGTCGGCAACACCATTGCCACCAGCGTCTGGCCGGAGTATAACCGCGTCATTGATCGCATGGGGATCCGGCACCTGTGGAAGCAAATCAAGAAGCCGTACACCCTGACCTATATCCCCACCGGGCAGACGATCCAGTTTTACGGTCTGGATGACCCCGGCAAGCTGAAATCTATTGCGGTACCGTTCGGCTATTTCGGCGTGATGCACTTTGAAGAATTTGATCAGTTTGATGGCCCGGAGGAGATCCGAAACGTGGAGCAGTCTGTTTTCCGCGGTGGCCCCTTCAGCTTTTCCTTCAAAACCTTCAACAGCCCGGCCATGGCGCGGCACTGGGTCAACCGGTACAAACGGGAGCCCAAGCCCAAGCAATTCCGGCACCATACCACCTACCTGACCACCCCGCCGGACTGGCTGGGTCCCCGCTTTTTCGATGACGCGGAGACCCTGAAGCAGCGAGACCCCATCGCATACGCCCACGAGTATATGGGCGAGGTGGTGGGCTGCGGGCAGCAGGTGTTTACCAACATCACACTGCGGCCTATCACCCGGGAGGAGATCGCAGGGTTTGACCGCCGGTACTACGGGCTGGACTTTGGCTGGTACCCGGATCCGAACCATTTCGGCGGGCTGTCTTATGACCACGCCCGGCAGACCGTGTATATTTTCGAGGAGCACCGGGCGCAGCGGGAGACGGACGCCGCGCTGGCGCAGGTGCTGCAGCCCCACCTGCGGGATGACATCGTGGGTGACAGCGCGGCCAACCGGTCAATCGCTACACTGCGCGATCTGGGGTACCGCGGTCTGCGGGGCTGCCACAAGTACGCAGCCAACGGCGGCACCAGCGTGACAGACGGCATGAAGTGGCTGCAAAGCCGTGCAGAGATCGTGATCGACCCGGTGCGCTGTCCGTGGACGGCGCGGGAGTTTTCCGAGTATGAGTATGCCATAGACAAAAAGACCGGCGAGGTGATGCCCGGCTATGTGGATGCTGCAAACCACAGCATTGATATGGCCCGGTATGCGCTGGAAGATGTGTGGCAAAAGAGAGGTGTGCAGAACGCATGATAAACCACGCAGACATTGAGAACGTGATCGGGTGCAAGACGCTGGTCACGGATCGGATGCAGCAGGCAATCGAGGGCTGGTATGACGCGGCGATTGACGGCCTGCCGATGAACCATAACCCGGAGACCCTGACGCTGGGACTGCCGTCCCTGATCTGCTCCGAACTGGCGCGCCTGACCACGCTGGAGCTGGAGGTCAAAGTGGAGGGCAGCCCGCGGGCTGACTGGATCAACACCCAGCTGCAGCGGGTCATTTCCCCGCGCAAAAGGCGTATTCTGGCCGTTGCCCTTGCGCTGGGCAGCGGTGTGTGGAAGCCATACCAGAGCGGCAGCAAGCTGGGCATTTCCTTCAGCAACGCCGCCTGCTACTTTCCCGTGTCCCACGACATTGAGGGCAGTCTGACCGAGGGTGTTTTTATCGACACCATACAGGACAATGAAAACTACTACCACCGTCTGGAGTGGCTCCATGTACTGGAAAGCCGCCGGGATCTGCGGGACGAAGAGTTGGCGCAGCTGGAGGACAACGACCTTGACGCCCCGGTGCAGTTTCCCTGCGTCAAAGTGGTGAACATGGCTTTCCGCAGCTCTACGCAGGATAGTCTGGGCAGCCCGGACGAGTTGAGCATACGCCCGGAGTGGGACGAGATCCAGCCGGTGGCGTACCTGTCCGGGCTGGAGAAGCTGCCGGTGGGCTACTTCGTCACCCCCATCGTGAACAGCGTAGATCCCGGCAGCGAATTGGGCGCAGCTATGTTTGAGCCCGCCCGCGTCCAGATCATTGACGCCGAGGAGCAGTACACCCGGCTTGACTGGGAGTACGAAGCCGCCGAAATGGCGATTGATGTGCCGGACACCTACCTGAAGCCCGGCGGCGCTGGCGAAGATCTTTCACGCGCGCAGGCGCTGAAGCTGTACGGTGTGCCCCCGGAGGGGATCCCCGGGACGGCGCCGCACCACCGGGAGCGCCTTTTTCACGGCATGAACGTGAACACCGGCATCACCCAGAACGCGCCCTTCTATCAGGTGTTTGCCCCCGCGCTGCGTGATACCAGCTATCTGACCGGTCTGAACCAGTATCTGCGCAACGTGGAGAGCCACGCCGGGCTGAGCTTTGGCGTGATCTCGCAGGTGGCAGACGTGGAAAAGACTGCCACCGAGATCGTGAGCAGCCGCCAGAAGCTGTATGCAACCGTTTCCGACCTGCAGGCAGCACTGGAGGACGCGCTGCGCGGTCTGATTGACGCCCTTAACTACTGGGGTGATCACATTAAGGGCGCGCCCGGGCGCGGGAAGCTGAGCATCGCGTTCCACTGGGATGACAGCATTATTCTTGACCGCATCACAGAAATGGATCAGTGGCGGCAGGATGTGTCCATGGGGCTGCGCGGTAAGGCTGAGTATCGGCAGCACTTCTTTGGCGAGGACGAGGAGACCGCGGCACAGGCGATCCGGGAGATCCAGACCGAGAGCGCCGCAACAGATATTTTGCAGGGGGTAATCGACAATGGCGATGGCTAAGAGCGCAAAGGCCGCGCAGCTGCGCCGGGCAGCAGAGCGCATGGACTGGCTGATGGCAAACGCCCGGATCCTGCGCAGTCCGGCGCTGTGGGAGAAATACTACGAGGCGCAGCGCATAATCCGTCTGCTGGGCTTTGAGGTGACACTGGAAGGCGACAAGCATCGGGTGACCCCATGCTGACGCCGGAGCAGGTCAACGCGTATGCCGGGCTGCTGGCTGCCCCGTGGGACGAGCTGAACGAGCGGATTCTGCGGGACATGGTGCGCCGGATCGTGAAAGCGGGCGGCGTCACCGCCACAGCCGAGTGGCAGAGCTACCGGGCGCAGGCGTTGGGCGCCAGCAAGGCGTATCTGATCCAGCAGATGAACCTGATCGTGCAGCAGATCGGCCCGAAGGAGGCTGCTATTTTCGCGCAAGCCATGAAGCAGGCCTACGGGATTGACGTGAATGACGCCGCCAAGGCTGGCCGGGTACTCCCTACACTGGGGGAGAACGAGGAGGCGCAGCAGATCGTCCAGAGCGGCTACCGGCGCACCATGAACACCCTGTACAACCTGACCCAGACCCGCGCGCTTATGGGTAACCTGAACATGACAGAGACCTCCCAGCGGCAGCTGGCCTATTATCTGGACATGGCGCACGCGGATGCGATCAGCGGAGCCTTCAGCTCTGACGCTGCCGCCCGCCGGGCGCTGAATGAGCTGGCAACCAAGGGTCTGGGCGCGATCACCTACCCAAGCGGTCATGTAGACACGCTGGACGTTGTGGTTTTACGAGCTACACGCACCGGAGTAAACCAGACCGCCGGGGAGATCACCCGTTACAATGCGGACACGCTGGAGTGCGATCTAATGGAGCTGGATGCCCATGTGGGCGCCCGTACCGGCAACGGCGGGCCGAACCTGACCAACCACAGCTGGTGGCAGGGGCAGCTGGTCAGCCGCAGCGGGCAGCACGGGTATCTGTCTCTGTCAGATATCGGCTACGGGGATGTGCGCGGCTTTATGGGTGCAAACTGCGCACACAACTGGAGTATGTACTGGGAAGGCGCCAGCACACGCAGCTATTCCCCGGAGCGTCTGGAGCGGATCAACAGCGCCACTGTTTCCTACAACGGGAAGGAGATCGGGCGGTACAAGGCCACCCAGATGCAACGTGCACAGGAACGCCAGATCCGGGCTGACAAGCGGGCATTTCTTGTTGCTAAGGAAAGTGGCCAGAAGGATGCCGAAAAAGCCGCGGCAGACAAGCTGGCAGTCTCTCGTGCAAAGATGAAAGACTTTCTGCAGCAGACAGGGCTGCACCAGTATCAGCTGCGCGAGAGCGTGCCCGGCTTCGGGCGCAGCGCAGCAGCCAGCGCGGCAGCACAGGCGAAAAAATAAGAAAACCCCGGAGGGCAGCACCTCCGGGGTTCTGTTTTATTGTGCGTTCGTCATATCCAGCTGACTGCGCTGCATCAACGCTATGGACAGCGCCAGATCCGTGGGGTGGCTGTAGACGTTCCACAGGTTCGCTGCCAGCTGCTGCTCTTTCTTCTTTGCCAGCCAGACAGGACACGGCTCGCTGTCCGGCGTGCTGCTCGGGGGCAGCTCCGGCGTTTCGGTGATCCAGCCGAACACCAGCAGCAGGCTCTTTTCGGGATCCAGCTCAAGCAGCCCGGTGGCCACGTCCACCTGCACCCCGCGGATCTGGCAACTCTCCTGCACCTCCCGCAGCGCGGCTTCTATGCACTCGTTCGTGCTCTGGGTGTACTCGATCTCACGGGAGGGCAACCGGTAGATATCGCCCTGCTGGAGCACCAGCAGCTGCCCAAGATCGTTGGTGATGACCGCTGCGCAGCGGATTTTCTTTGTGTTTTCGCTCATAGTAAAACCTCCGTAGTGTATTTTAATCAGCATCCCGCTGTTCAGGATGTTCGGGTTGTATCGGCTTCCATTCTGTTCCACCGGGGGCTAGATATTCTGCCGTGTGATCGTTGACCGCCGAAACAAAGTCTTTTTGACAAGGCCAACGTGTTTCAAGGGCATTGATATTCATGTGGATATAACCATCAGTATGGCACTTTTCTTCCAGCTGGCTAGCCGTCATGCGATAAATCGGGAAGCACTCGATATCGGTCTTTTTCATGGTAGAACCTCCTTAGTGTACTTTGATCAACGTCCCGCTGTTCAGAATGTACCATTCTTCGCCGTTCTTCATGGTCGTCTTGCAGTTCTGCGCTTTAAGCAGCATCCGCATTTGGGCCAGCTGCTTCTCAGTGCACTGCATCCAGAAGAACCCGGCGTAGTTAAACCACTCGTTGCTCTGGATGTTCACAGTGCGGGCATTCTCAAAAATGCGGTTGAAGGTGCTGGTTTTCATGATTTTGTCCCCCTTTTTAATTAAACATCAAAGCTGACCGAATGATATGCGAACCAGTGCCCACAGCGGCGGTGCAGCTTGTACCAGTTTGTGAAGCGCTGACCGGAACAGTCATAGGGTGTGGGGCGAAACTCATAGTAGCGATTTGCCTGGAACCACTCGGCGGCATCGTCCTCATTGACCTTGTCCAGCTCGTCCGGGAGCCGCACCAGCTCAATGTAGCCATTAATGCCGTGCTCCTCGATAATGTGGCTGTCAGGCGCCGGGCGGTTGTTGTAGGCCCGGATCTCTTTCTTGATGCTGACCATAAAGGCGGCCAAGCCGGACTTCTGTTCGGCGGTGGTTGTGGGAACGTCGTCCCGGATGAATGCCAGCAGGGTGTAAGCATCTCTCAGCTTCTCGGCGTTGGTGATCTCAAACATGGTCTTGCCCTCCCTTACTCCTTTACCAGTTCAAAGTGTTTGATGCTGTCCAGTACGATCTTCCGGCCTTGCAACAGTTCCACGCCCTGCAGCACCAGCTCAATGTGCATCATGCTGATGGGATCGCACTTTCCGGTGCTGAGCAGCTGGTCTGCAAGCTCATCGCGCAGCTTCAGGTTGTAACAAGTCTCGCCGGTGATCTGCTGGCCGTTCTCCTCGATCTCGGTGGTGTCGTAAGTGATGTTCAGGGTTTTCATGGTTTTTAGTCCTCCAATATTGTTTAGAATTCGTTGAAGTCTCCAGCATCGAACAGCAGTCCGCTTCTGAATTTCAGGTTGAGCTTGCTTTCAGGGGGCTTGCGCTTGAAAACAGGCTTTCCGTTCACCAACTCTGCATACACGGAAAAGCTGCAGCGGGTACCTTGGAGAGTGATGTAAACACCGTTCTCATAAGCACGGAGTTCGCCAAGTTCCAGCCCCCAAGAAGTGGTAAACTCGAGGTTTCTGCTCAACGCATTGTGGAGAGCTGACTTCTTGTTGTCCGGCATCATCCTGAAGAGTTCCAGTGCTTGCTTCTCGCAGTGCACGTTTTTGATTTCCATGGTATTTCCTCCGTCTGTTTTGTGGGTGCTTTGTTCTACGGCTTTATTATAGCACGAATATTAGTGCATTGATATTGGCGTTTTGCACGAATATTAGTGCATAATTCTGGAGCTTTTGCACTTGTTTTCGTGCAATGGTTCTGCTATGATATACTGGAGGAGGGATATTATGCCACTGAAATACAAAATGGACGTACTGGAAGCCCTGAAGGCTGCCGGGTACAACACCACAAGGATCCGCAGGGAGGGGCTGTTCAGCCAATCTACACTGCAAAAATTAAGAACTGGCGGGCAGCTTTCGTGGTCAAACATTGAGATGATCTGCAAGCTGCTGGACTGCCAGCCCGGTGATCTGCTTGAATATACCCCAGAATAATATGTTCTTTGCCGCGCTCCAGATGCTCTGGGGCGCTTTTTTTGTTGACACGAAAAAGCGTGTACCGGTGCGGCTTTTGGCAGTTGTCAACCATGTCAACTTAAATTCTATATCCAGACCTGAAAGAGAAGAAAAGAAGAATACCCCCGCGCGAACACGCTTGATGCGCGCCCGCGAGAGATTACAGGGAACCGGCGTTGACATGGTTGACAGGTTGACGTTTTTCTAATCGTGTTCGTTTTTCTGACCGGGATGCTGCTATCCTTTACCCAGATCACACCGAGCCCCCGGTGTACAAAGAGGGGCAGAGAGCCCGTGTAAGGCAACACGATACCAAGTGCCGTAGCTCTCCAAGGAGGAAAAACCATGAAACGCGAGGATTTGAGAGCCATCGAAGGTCTGACCGAGGAGCAGATCAACCAGATCATGCGCCTGCATGGTCAGGACGAAACCGCCCATCAGGCCACTGTACAGGGCTTGCAGGCGCAGCTGACCACTGCGCAGAAGGGTCTTGCAGCCTTTGAGGGCGTAGACGTGAACGATCTGCGCAACCAGATCACGAACCTGACCAACCAGCTGACCACGCAGGCAGCGGAATACACCTTCAGCGGTGTGCTCCGTACTGCTGCCCGGGAGGCCGGCGCGCTGGATGAAGAGGACGTGATCGCGCTGCTGCCGAACAGAGCTACACTGCGCGACAGCAAGAACCAGAGCGAGGACGTCAAGGCAGCTTTCGCGGATCTCAAGGCCCGCAAGCCGTATCTGTTCCAGCAGGAGGACCCCGCCGGGCAGGACGGTGACAACCACGAGCAGGATCAGGACCAGCCGGGCACTCCCCCGATCATCATCCCGAAGCCCCGTGCTCAGGGCGGCAATGCGCAGCCGAACCTGAACGAGTTTCTGGCAATGACCGGTGCCGAGCGCATGGCGCTGCGCACCCGCAACCCTGCACTTTTCCAGCAGCTTTCGGCTCAGATCCGGGCTGCACGACACTAAAGAGAGGTAGATACTTATGCCTGTAACTGGCACTTTTGGCGGCTTTCCGTTCGATCCTGAAGTTTATCAGGGCTTTGTGGATCAGGAAGCCACTTTCTCCGATTCCATCTACGCCTCCGGCATCCTTGCCAACGATCAGTCCCTGACTGACGCAATGAGCGCACAGGGCGGCGTGATGGGTACCCTGCGTTTTTACAACCCGCTGGATCCTGCTGAGGATGCTCCGCTGGTGCGTGACGGCGTGAACGACAACGTGCCCACCGAGATCTCCGGCGGTAAGCAGACGTGGATCCGTGTGGACCGCATGAAGGCGTGGAAGGCAACTGACCTGACCCGCGAGCTGACCGCTGCCGATCCTATGGCAGCCGTAGCGCGTAACACTGGCCGCTACTGGCGTATGTACTGGCAGAACCTTATGACCACAATGGCAAACGCCGCACTGGGCGCCACCGGTCTGGAAAGCCACATCATGACCATCGAAAAGAGCGCCGGCGGCGTGACCGCCAACCAGCTGATCGACATTCAGCAGAACGCTCTGGGCGATATGGCCGGCAAGTTCGGCCTGCTGGTGATGCACTCCAAGATCTACGCGGAGTACCAGAAGATGGGTCTGGTAAACTTCAACAAGTACGTCATCACCAACGTGCTGGAGAAGGAAGTCAACCTGCCCACCATCAACGGTCTGGTGGTCATCGTAAATGACCGCGGCACTTCTACCGCGGATAACTACGAGTCTCTGCTGTTTGGTCAGGGTTCCATCCTGACTGCATCCCCCAAGGTCATCACCCCGGACTATACCGAGTACAACGCATCCAAGGCGGGCGGCACCGATATCCTGTATAACAACCGCGCCATCGTGCTGCACCCGAACGGTCTGTCTTTCGATGGTGATCAGATCGCCAAGGAGACCCCGACTGACGCCGAGTTTACCACCTCCAGCAACTGGAAGCTGAAGTTCAACCACAAGAACGTCCGCATGGGTAAGCTCGTGATCCCCAAGGCCAACTTCACCGTGTAAGGAGCGCCCTATGGATAGCTGGTTGACCTACACCGATTACCAAGAGCGCTGCCCCGACACCACTCTGACAGAAGCAGAGTTCCGGCAGCTGGCAGCCAAAGCTGCGCTGGAGATTGAAGGGGCAACCCACTGGCGGGCGGTTCTGGCGGCGCTACCGGAGGAGATCAGTCAGCTGGCCGAGTGTCAGGCGCAGCTGGTTACCCTGATGTGCAGTCTGGGCGGCGACAGCGCCGTACAGGCAAGTCTGTCCGGTGTAACGAGCGTCAACAACCACGGTTATTCCGAGAGCTACGCCGCAGCGCAGAGCACGCAGGCTGCGATCCAGCAGCAACAGGATCAGCTGATCCTGCGGGTTCTGTCCGCTCCGGCTACCCGCTGGATGATTTACGCAGGTGCGGTTTATCACCCGCCGCGTAGACGCTGAGGAGGTGTTTTTCGTGGGCAAGCCTCTTCTGGCTACCAAGAGCGTCAATTTTATCCACCATGTCCGCGCCGGGACTTCTGACACCAGCTACACCTTTCAGTTGTCAAAGGTCAGCTGCGCGGAAGTTCAAAGCGCACAGGTCGATACCCCCGGATTTTCCCGCCGGGATGCAACGGTGATCTGCATCTTCCCGGGCTATTCCACCGCAGCACCCGCGGATCAGCTGAAGGCCGCCATGGACGCAGGCCGGTGCTTCCTGCCCGCGTCTACCTTCAAGGCAATCGACCCGTCCCGGCGCAGCGATTACTGGACGCTGTCACTGGCAGATAAGGTGCAGCTGCCCAGCGGCCGCACCGCTACAGTGACCAGCATTCACGACAACCGCGATGGGCGTGTGCCCCACTGGTGCGTGGAGGTGAGCTAATGGCAAACCCGCTGCTCACCATAAACCAGCCCCGGGACGTGGATCTGGGGCAGGACGGCACGATCCGGCTGGGGATCCGCTGGGCGGCAGACCTGAGCGGGCGTTTCACCGCCGGCTTTGAACAGCTGCAGAAGGAAACAGACGCGGAGTTCATCCGGCTGGTAACGCCCTATGTGCCGCTGCGCACCGGTGCGCTGGCTAACAGCGCCAAAACACACACGGTACTGGGCAGCGGCGAGATCCGACACGTCACCCCTTATGCGGGTGCCCAGTACTACCGCCTGCCACTGGGGCGCGGCGTCCGCGAGGATGGCCGCGGCCCTCACTGGGGTGAGCGGTGTATCAACGATCACCGTACAGAGTTCATCTCGTTTGTCAAAGCACGCGCACAGGAGGATCTGAAGTGAGCCAGAAAACCGCAGACGTAAAGGCCATGCTGGACTGGCTCGCAACCTGTCCGCTTATAACTACACTGAACAACGGTGATGTGGTTCTGGGGATTGATTATCTCGGAACCGGTGAGCCGGACATGGTGCCGTTTTCGCTGGAAAGCACACCCTCTGCACCACTGCTTGCACAGTATTTCGGAGGCAGCAGCCGGGCCAAGAACTATATACTGGCATCCCGCATGAGCTATTCCGAGGATCAGGTGCAGCAGGCGGCAAACTCTTCCTTCTGGGAGGACTTTGCAGAGTGGGTAGAGATCCAGTCCCGTGCACGCAAACTCCCTGTTCTGGGGGATGGCAGACGCGCTGAGAAGGTGGTCTGCCTCTCTCCGGGGTATATCCTATCGCAGGATTCAAACACCTGCCGTTTTCAAATTCAACTCCAACTTCAGTATTATCAGGAAGGGAGATAACACATGACTGTTACCGAAGCAGTGGCAAAGGCCAAGGAACTTTTTGGCATTGAGCCGAGCGCAGCCTATAAGGGCATTGAGACCGCAGATGACTTTGTGTTCGCCGTCCAGACGGACACCACCAATCAGGCCGCCGAAGGCAATTGGATCGTCTGCGCCGATCACGTTAAGGAGCACAGCGGTGCTCTGAACGTATCCACCAGCGACAACACCTACATCCGATCCGGCACCGGTACTACCAAGGGTGCCACCCAGCGCACCCTCACCATCAACGGTGACCGCTGCGTGGGAGACGCGTTTCAGGATTTCCTGCTCTCCCACAAGATCGCTTTCGGCAGTGGTCAGTCTGTCGTTGTGCCGTACATTTACTTCTCTCTGCGCACTGGCAAGGGCGAGAAGGGCATTGGCACACTGATCCTGACCTCGGACAAGGGCGGCGCCGCGGGTGCAAACGCCACCTTTGCCTGCGATTTCAAGGGCTTCGGCACTCCTACGGAGTACACCTACGCCCCCGCCTAACTTCACACATCAGCCCTCGTCACCCGCTGGCGGGGGCTCTTTTTATAGGAGGTAAATATCACATGATCATCTGCAATCTGGAGTTTGAGTTTTCCGCGCTGAACGCGGACGATATCGACCGCATGGAAGCTGCGTCCAAGCAGCAGATCAGCCGTGCCAAGGCTGAAGCAAAGCGGCTGGAGCAGGAGAACGCAAGTTACTCTGACATTCTGCGCAGCCAGTGCCGTGTGCTGATGGATTACTTTGATGCAGTGCTGGGCGATGGTGCATCGCAGCGTCTCGGCCTGACCGGCAGCGATCTGGGCAAGTGCACGCAGGTCGCTACTGAGTTCAAAGCCGCGATCGAAGCCGAAAAGGCCGCCGCACAGGCCGCTGTCACCGTGCCGCTGAAGCCGCAGGGCAACCGTGCACAACGCCGTGCCGAGAACAAGCATAAGCATAAGCCGTCCGTGGGTTATCCGGCGGCACAGCCGGACAAGGCTGAGCGCCGCAAGCAGTTGCTGGCAGAGCTGGCGGCGCTGGAAAATGGCTGATCTGCTGCTGGACGCCCTCCCGGAGACCATGTGGGAGGGGCGCAAAATCAATTCTGACTTCCGGCCTATGGTATGGCTGGCAAATCAGTATCTGCGGGGTGCTGCCGAAAAAGACCCTCTCGGCTTCACGCTGGGAGCATTCCAGCGCTTTTACGGGGAGGAGATCCCCGCACCGCAGTCTGCGGATGCCTTCCAGTCGATGCTCCGCTTCTATGTTGGAGGCGAAGCAGCTACACCGGAAGCCCGGCACAGTATATCCTCTTCTGCCGGCAGCCATGAAATCGCCTTTGACTATGCGTCTGATGCGCCCTATATCGTGGCGGCATTTCAGCAGACCTACGGCATCGACCTGACCACCTCTACCATGCACTGGTGGAGGTTCCGGGCGCTGTTTTTGAGCCTGCCGGAGGACACGCTGATGCACAAGATCATGTGCTGGCGTACCGCGGATCTGTCCGGGATGCAGAGTGAGGAGCGGCAGCGGTATGAGCTGCTGCGGAGTGCCTACGCGCTGCCGGCAGAGGTGAAGGGAGGTAGACGTATTGCAACCGTTGCAGACCATGACGCCGCATTCCTTGCCCGTTTCCAGCACACCGGGGAGTGATACGCGCAGCCCCGTACCCTGCCCCTTCTGTGGCAAGGCGCTGCCGGTTTGGGCAGCGGCTGAAGCCACAGCTATGGGTGTGTGGGTCAAATGCAAAAACCCGGCCTGCCGCCGGGAAGTAGAGATTAAAATCTAAGCAGCCTGTGCCTTTGTGCCCGCGCTCTTTTCAAGAGAGGTGGACACATTGGCAGACTATACGATAACTGGTGATACCAAACTGGATGCTGGTGGCTTTAACAAAGGGCTCAGCAGCATGACGGTGGCCGCCGGCACTCTGATCGCGGATCTCGCCAAAACAGCCACCAGCAAGCTGGCAGGTCTCGCGCAGGTCTCTGTCGGCGTGGGCATGAGCTTTGATGCGTCCATGTCTCAGGTGGCAGCCACGATGGGCACCAGTGTCGATCAGATCCAGAACCTGACCGACACCGCCAAAGAGATGGGCAGCACTACCGCGTTCACCGCTACACAGGCAGCGGACGCGCTGAACTATCTGGCGCTGGCGGGCTACGATGCAAACAAGGCCGCCGAGGTCTTGCCCAGCGTGCTGAACCTTGCCGCAGCAGGCGGCATGGATCTGGCCTATGCGTCTGATCTGGTCACCGATGCCATGGCTTCGCTGAATATCGAAGCCAGCAAGCAGAACGTAGACGAGTTCGGCAACAAACTGGCTATGGCTGCCAGTAAGGCGAACGCCAACGTTGCCCAGCTGGGTGAAGCCATTCTGACGGTCGGCGGTACCGCCGCAAACCTGAAGGGTGGTACCACAGAGCTGACAACCGCCCTCGGTCTGCTGGCCAACGTGGGCATCAAGGGCGCTGAAGGCGGCACCCACCTGCGCAATATCATCCTGTCGCTGCAGTCTCCCACTAAGGACGCCCGGGAGGTTATGGAGCAGCTGGGGTTGGAGGTCTACGATACCCAAGGCAATATGCGCCAGCTGGACGACATCCTCACCGACCTGAACACGGTCATGGACGGCATGACGCAAGGCGATAAGGACAGCATCATCAATGCGCTGTTCAACAAGACCGACCTCGCCGCCGTCAACGGCCTGCTGGCAGCACAGGGCGATCAGTGGGAAACTCTGGCCACCCAGATCGACAACGCCGGTGACGCTATGGGTCAGATGGCAGACACCCAGCTGGACAACCTGCAGGGTGCTGTCACCATCATGCAGTCCGCGCTGGAAGGCTTGCAGCTGGCGATCTACGACAAGATGGAGCCCGCACTGAAGGTGCTGACGCAGGGAGCAACGGAGACGATCTCCACCCTGACCACCATTCTGTCGCAGGACGGCCCCGCCGCCATGCTGGACACTGCCGTGACCATCATAGGCAGTCTGGTGAACGGCATCACGCAGAAGATCCCGATGGTCATGAGCGCCGCCACCGGCATCATCATCAAGCTGACCCAGTATCTGGGCGACCACGCGGATGATCTTTTTGACGCCGGCATTAAGATCCTGGAGAACCTGATCGTAGGCATCCAGAACAACCTGCCTGCGCTGATCACCGCGGCAGCGCAGCTGCTGGCGAAGTTCGCCGCGGCGCTGATCTCGCATCTGCCGGATCTGCTCAAGTGCGGCGCATCGCTGCTGCAGGCCATTGTGGAAGGCATCCTGCTCGGCATCGCAAACCTTGGAGAAGCTGCCATTGCCTGCGTTGCCAAGATCGTGGGCGTCTGGGACGGCAACTACACCGAATGGGGCAACATCGGCACCAACATCGTCTTAGGTATCAAGAACGGTATCATCGGTGCATGGGACGGCCTTGTGTCCGACGTCAAGTCCAAGGTAGCGGGCATGGTGGATTCCGTCAAGAACCTCCTCGGCATCCACTCGCCCTCCAAGGTTTTTGACGAGATCGGCATGAATATCTGCAAGGGTCTTGCACAGGGTCTGACCACCAACGAGAAGCTGGCGAAGGACGCCGCAGCACAGGTTGTGGCATCTGTCACCAACACTGCAACGACCCTTGCGGACGGCATCGAGACGGTCACCCAGAGCGTGACCGAGACCCTGAAGGACGGCACCACCCAGCAGAAGCAGACCATCACCTCCACCGGCACCGAGATCATCGACGGTGTAGAGCGCACGGTCAAGACCGTGACCACCATCGCCGCTGACGGTACAAAGACCGTCAGCAAGACCATCGAGGACGCCGGGCCGCAGTTCTCCAGCGCAGCAGAGCTGCTGACTCACCAGTTCACGGAAAAGCTCGATTCCAGCTGGGAGCAGATCAATAAGTCCATCCAGAGCGATGTCGTGGGCAGCATCAAGACCCTGCTCCAAGCGATCAAGGACGGCGATCTGGAAAGCATCGCCACATGGTCTGCCGCCTACTTCTGGAACGCCTGCACACAGGAGCAGCGCACCCAGATCCAGACCTTCGCCATGGACGCCCTGAGCAGGCTGTCCGGCTCACTGTCCGGCGTGTTCAAAAACCTTGCAAGTCTGGCGGCAGGGTTTGTCGGGCAGTTCGTGCCTGCCGCAGCGGCGGCTACCGGTGCGCAGGAAGGTCTGAACATCGCCATGGATGCAAACCCCATCCTGCTGGTGGTCTCCCTGATCGGTATGCTGGTGGGCGCTCTGGGCAGCTTTATCTCCACCAACAAGAGTGCATCCAGCAGTGTCAAGTCCATCTGGGGCGGTATCGGGGACTTTATGTCCTACATTTTCGAGGGTCTGCTGCGCGTTTACGGCGCTTACCTGCAGGGCTTTGTCAACATCATCAACGGCCTGATCGCTGTTTATAATTCCGTTGCGTGGCTCTGGGACGGCAAAATTGATCCCGTATCCAATATCGCCTTTGACTACGCCGATAAGCTACACAAGGATCGAGAAGCGCGGAAGGCCGCCGAGAAGGCCGAAGCCGAAAAGGCAAAGGCGCAGGCACAGCTGGACGCCCAGTACGCAGCACAGTCCGGCACGGCTGAAAAGAAGCAGCTGGACGCAAAGTACAACAAAAAGCTGGCGGAGCTGGAAAAGGCAAAGCTGACCAAGGACGACCCCGGGATGCTGGAAGCCGAAAAGAAGGTGCTGGCCGCAGGGTATGAGCAGGATCTGGCAGACCTCGAAAAGAAGGTGCTGGATGCCCAGTACAAGCTTGCATCCGCGCAGCTGGAACAGAAAACCGCCACCGATGCCGCCCGGCTGGCTGAGCTGAAAAAGCAGATCAATGAAGCCCAGAACGTTATCCAGATGTCGGATCTGGAAAAGCAGCTGCTGGGCGTGGAGTATCAGAAGTCCCTTGCGGAGCTGATCGCCAAGTACCAGCCCAAGAAGGACAACACCAGCCCCTCCGGCAATGGCAGCTCCGGCAGCTCTTCCGGCTCTTCTGGCACCGGCACCCCTGTGCCCGCGCCGGACACCGGCCATGACGAGGTGATCGCAGCCAACACCGCCGCCCTGCAGGAAGCCAACAAAAAGCTGTCCGAGATGGTGCGGCAGGCCAACGCGCTGGTGCTGAGCGACAACATGAAGGTCAGCAGCCGCGTGGCTGCTTCCGGCACCGCTCAGGTGGCCGCAGCAGCCAACAACTACCACCGGGAGGGCGATACTACGGTCAACCAGTACATCTACAGCAAAGCCCAGAGCGCCGCCGACCTTGCCCGGGAAACCCGCTGGGAAGCGGATCGCGCCAAGGCACGGAAAACCTGAAAGGAGGAATGACCTATGCGGAACGACAAGCTGGTGCTCCGTACCGATGAGGAAGAGTTCCTCTACGCCGGCTGGGACTACGGTGCACCCTATTCTCTCGACCCGCTGAACGGCGTCTCCGTTGACCTGAAAACCGCCCAGAGCGTAAACCAGATCGGCTCCACCGTGGAGCAGCAAAGCGTTGCGGGCGTGTACCGGGAGCTGATCATCGACTTCTGGGGACCAAACGGAGAAGCACAGGCCAAAAAGTTTCTGGATGCACTGCCTTATTTTACCAAGGGGACTATGTACCTCGGAGACAAATGGTTTTGCCGTTTCGTGCTCTCCAAGACCCCCTACACAAAGCAGCTTGAGCCATACCCCCGGCTGGACATCATGCTGTACTGCGAAAAGCCCTTCTGGTACGACCTGAACCGGCAGAGTTATCTGCTGGGCGGGCTGGGCTTTAGTTTCCCGGCAAATTACAGCGTGCACCAGTATCGGAGCAGGACAAATGAAAGCACGAACTGCAAAAATCCCGGCAGCCTGCCAGTAGGTTTTACCGCCACCCTGAGCTGCTCTGAGACCGTAAAGAATCCCTGCATCCGGGATGTCGCGCACGACACTTTCATCGGGCTGACCGGCTTTACCATGCAGCCGGGCGAGACTGTGGAGTTTTACCAGACCGAGACTGGTCGTCTGGCAGTAAAACAAACTGTGGCAAATAAGGACAATCCCACCCAGCCAGAAGAGAAGAACATCTTCTCCTGTTTGGACGAGGACAGCACCCTGACCGAACTGCGTGCGGGCGACAACTGGCTGCTGCTCAGTGCCGACGCCGGAGAGACCGCCCTGCAGGCCGAGATCAGCTTTTACCCGATGTACGCGGGCATTCTCCCGGAGGTGATATCCAATGCGACTTGACGTGCTGGACGCGGACACTCTGGTGCGTGTCGGCTGTGTGGACGCATGGGTCAGCCTATACTGGGACGAGCCTTACAACACCGAGGGCAGCTTTACACTGGAGGTACGCCCCACCGCAGAAAACCTTGCCCTGCTGCAGGAGGGCTGCTGGGTCAAGCGCAGTGACCGTCAGATGCCCATGCGCATCTGCCACCGTACCAACGCTAACGAGGACAAAAACCTCGTCTGCACCGGCAGCCCCGCAACGTGGATCCTGACCAAGCGGGTCAGCACCGCCATCGTCAAAGCAGAAAATGCCGAGGTCGCCATGCGCCGTCTTGTGGCAGAGATGGAGCCGTGGCCACGGCTGGAGCTGGGCGAGCTTGTGGGCTTTGATACCACCTACACCCAGCAGACCTCCGGTGGTGCCATCATGGACTACATGACCACCATCGGCGCAGCCTGTGATCTGGGCTTCCGCATCGTGCTGGCGGGCAAGAACGACCAGAAGAAGCTGCGGTTTGAGGTCTACCGCCCTACGGCAGACCCCAACAACCGTTGCTCGAGCAGGTGGGGCACTCTGCGGGACGCTTCATGGGCTTTTGGCGATTCTGACTACTGCAACGTAGCCGTGGTGCAAGGCGCTGGAGAGGGCACTGCACGCGCCACTGTGACGGTCGGCCTGACCGATGCTGCCGGAGCCGAGCGCCGGGAGATGTATGTGGATGCCCGCGACCTGCAGCCCGATGAAGAGTCCGGCGAGACCACAGCCAGCACCGCCTATCTGGAGCGGCTGATGGCGCGCGGCCTGAACAAGCTGCTGGAACAGACCCGCACCGGCAGCATCGAGGTCGAGCTTGAGGATAACGCGCTGGAGCCCGGAGACGTCGCGGTCTGCTCGCTGCCCGAGCTGGGCTACAAGGCTACGGTACGGGTGGCCAACATCATCACGCAAAGTCAGATGGACGGCACCACCCGCACGGTGCGGCTGGGTACACCGGTCTGGAAAAAGATCTAGGAGGGATACATTTGAGCAGCGATATCGTAACTTACCCGCTGAATGGCATCACCTATACGGCAGAAGAAGCCGCCGGGTATCACTCGGCCAGAACTTCGGGCGTCTACTGCCTTGACGAGGATTTCAAAGTCAGTCTCTCGGGCGGCGGCAAATCGGTGCAAATCAGCCCCGGCAGAGCATGGGTGCACCCTAGCCGCTTTACCGGCTACAGCATCATTATGCAATGGCCTGTCACACTGGCTCTGTCGACGTGCACACTTTTGTTCTCCCGCGTCGACCGCGTGGTGCTCCGGTTTGACAGGCGCGCCCGCCGCTCCTATCTAACAGTGCTGAAGGGCATGGAGATCTTCGGTGGTACCCCCAGCAGCTCTGCAGCGCCCAAGATCACCCGCAACGAATACGTATACGACCTGTGTCTGGCAGAGATCCGGTATTTCGCCGGTACGAATATCATCCCAATTCTCATAGACACCCGGGGCGATGAGTCCCTCTGCGGTCTGATGCGTGACGGCGTGACCCGTATCCCGGAGCTGACCATCGGCACTGTGACCACAGGCGAGACCGCCAGTGCCACCATCAAAAACGGCGTGCTGAGCCTTGTGCTGCCGAACGGCAACGGCGGCAGCAGCACCGGCAGCTCCGGCCTGAGCGAGACCAGCAAGACCCTGCTGCTGTCCCTTTTGGAAAACGCCGCCTACACCAGCCCCTCCATGCAGGCGCAGCTGAACGCCCTGCGCACCGAGTGGAGCAGCAGCGGCGGTGGCAGTGACGAGATCCCGGTACAGAGCGTAAGCCTGAGCAGCAGCGCCCTGACCCTGAACGAGGGCGAGAGCAAGACCCTGACCGCCACCGTGCTGCCTGCGGACGCCACCAATAAAAGTGTCATCTGGACGGTGACCCCAACCGGCATTGCCACCGTGGTAAATGGCACTGTGACGGCCAGCAAGGCGGGCGGCTGCACCGTTACGGCTATGGCAGGCGGTAAGAGCGCCAGCTGCACCGTGACGGTCAAGGCCGCAGCAGCAGAAGCCGAAGCAACCCTGCTGTACACTCTGTCGTCCGCAACCACCACGTCCTCGGCAGACAAGACCTGTCTGGATACCGGGTTGCAGCTGCTGGCAAAGGCATCCACCGAAACCCCGCAGTACACCATTTTGTGGGAAGCGCAGGTAGCCGATAATGCAGACGCAAGCACGTGGCCGAACATGATCAACTGCCAGACCGAGAAGGGCAGCTTTACTGATATGCCGGGCTTTAACGGCAACCTGAACCCGAACACCGGCACGCTCGATTTTGCCTATTATAAATATTCCTTTGACGATGCACGTCTGTGCGATACACTGGAGCACGCAAAAACCAAGACGCGCTATGCCGTTCAGCTGAACGGAGCACAGTATCGTGTCGGCAGCACCTATTGTACCTTGAGCGGATGGAAAAAGACCGGCGATACGGTCAAGGACGTACCGGAAACGCTCATCTTTGGTGCTTCCTACACCACAACGGGCGAGCACACCCGCTTTCTGGACTGTACCATCTCCCAGTGCATGGTGTATAAGGGCCTGCTGAGCGACAGCAAACTCCAGTCGTACATCAATGGCGAGTGGGGTAACGATGCGGAGACAGTCCCGGTGCAGAGCGTCAGCCTGAGCCAGTCTGCCCTGACCCTGAAAAGGGGCGGCAGCGCTACACTGACTGCTACTGTGCTGCCTGCGGACGCCACCAACCGCGCAGTGGTCTGGACGGTAAGCCCCAGCGGCTATGCAACGGTATCCGCTGGCAAGGTAACTGCCGCGAAGGCCGGCACCTGTACGGTGACCGCCACCGCAGGCGGCAAGAGCGCCAGCTGCACCGTGACGGTGGAAGCAGCCGAGACAGCACAGCTGATCTACACCCTGCCCGCCGAAACGGAGCTGACCAGCGGCTTTGACACCGGTCTGAAGCTGCTGGAGCACGCATCCACCGAGTCGCCGCAGTACACCATTCTGGTGGACGCAAAGGCGGGGGACAACTTTGATGCAAGCACATGGCCAGCCTTCCTGCACTGCCTGACCGAGACCGGCAGCACCGCCAACCTGCCCGGCTTCAACTCCACCAGCAGTCCGCTGAATAATAAGACGGAGTTCGCCTACTACAACTACGGCGGCGTTACCCTGTCGGACAGCATCGAGCACCTCAAGACCCGCACGCGGTATGTGGTGCAGCTTGACGGTAAAAAGTACCGCGGCGGCAGCACCTACTGCCAGATGACTGAATGGCTGACCTGCAACGGCACGATCACCGATGTGCCCCAGACCTTCCTGATCGGTGCGGCACAGAGCGCGGACGGCAGCAAAAAGCAGCAGTTCTGGCCGGGTACGCTGTACCAGTGCAAAGTGTACAAGGGGCTGCTGAGCGACGAAAAAGTGAACGAGTACATCGAAAAGGGGTGGTAAAATGGAAGGATACAGTATCAGCGGCCAGATCATCAGCCCGCTGGCGGGAAAAGCACTGTACATTGCAGGCGACAGCATCGCCTACGGCGCAAGCTGTGCGGGCGGCTACGGCAAGTGCATTGCAGATAAATATGGCATGACGGTGACCAATGAAGCCGTGAACGGCGCAACGCTGGCTCCGAACATTACCGACAACGTAAACGGCGGTATCCGCACCTGTATCAGCACGGTGGTGACAAGCTCCACGGCGCTTGCAAAGGCAGACTATATCCTGCTGGAGGGCGGCGTGAATGATGCGTGGAACAAGGCCCCTGTGGGCACCCTGACCGATGGTTTTGCCGCCACCTACGACGAAACGACCATGACCGGCGCACTGGAGAAGATGCTGGAGTATCTGGCCAAAAACTACAGCGACAAGCGCGTGGCCTATGTATTCCCGCACGGCGGGCTGTTCGGCAGCAGCGAAAACTGGTACAAGACCTACAAGCCCGCCATCCTTGCAGCGCTGCAGAAATGGGGCGTGCCCTACGTGGACATTGCAGAAAGCACCC